CTACCCATGCGGAAAGGTTCGTTGGTCCGTCTGGCTCATTAATATCAACATCTCGTGTGTGGTTGATTAAAACATCTCTCGCCATTCCGATAACATACGAAAACTCATGACCGTAGTCGTAGCATCTGCCGGAATAGTTCGATTGAATTTGTTTTAGCGCCGGATACAGTTCGCGGAATAATGCCTGTGAGCGGTTAGCATAATCCCATAACCATACAAGGCTGTTTGCTTCTTTTGCGGAAAGCTCGTTGGTGCTCTTCTCTTGTTTGCCAGTATTTTTCTTGCACTGGCTGAAATAGCAGTCTTCCAGTTTTTCGAACACCTCCCACGCCTGATCGGTTTCGAGCATTTTTGCATGACGGGCTGCGCCTCGTTCTGTCCAGAGGATGAGGGAGCGGGCTTTCGGGGAAATTTGTAACCCTCTTAAAGATGGTTGCAAATTTTGTGAGTAGTTTAAAGCTACCCGCAAATTTTTCAGGGCATCGCCAGCCACTTTGAAAAAATGCTTTCCTTCAATAAAGCGCTCAGCATTTCTGGCGTAGTTATTTTGAATGTTCTTAACTTCAGCACCGTACAACTGCGCCAAAAGTTCGGTGGTAATAACAGGAATCTGGTTATGGGTGATCGGGGAGAGAGTTTCAACAGAGATTTGAGTTGTCATAATGACGCCCTCGAGTGGTTTCTTAATAACTCACCACCGACGACGCCAATCTTCTGGTGGTGAACTGTGCAGGGTTGGCGTAACCGGGAAACCGACCGGCGCGGATCTCTCCGCCCCCACACAGCCCACCATAATTCAGATGTGCGCGTGCATACGACAATAAAAAACACGCTCGCGGCGTGTATCTGTCGCGGTCTCTATCCAGGACGCCAATCCCGACGCCAGATTTTGCTGGCGCGTGAGGAATATAGCCCCGAATAAATCATCACGTCAATCACCTTGTTTTCCTCGCACGATGTCTTAGCCACCGGATATCCCACAGGTGAGCCGTGTAATTGAAGGTTTTTACGTCAGATTCTTTTGGGATTGGCTTGCGTTTATTTCTGGAGCGTTTCGTTGGAAGGTATTTGCAGTTTTCGCAGATGATGTCGGTGATACTTCGTCGCTGTCGCCTCATGCAGCCCTCCTGACGCCCAGCCCGATCGCCATCAATGCCGCTTTGGATACGGTAGTAAACATCCGTCGAGGACTGATGAACGGTCGCCAAATCAGCAACATTGAGCCTTTGCTGTTTCCCTTCTTCTCCAGCCCTGTCGATGGTTCGATAAAATTAATCCGTCCATCAGTGATGATGCGAACTTCGTCAACACTCTCCAGAGCCTTGCTGAACCATCCGACAGACATATCCTCTGGCACAAGCATCACTACCGTCTGTCGCTGTTGTATGCACTGCTCAGCGGCTTTTTCCACCCACGGCCTGATATTGCTGTACGGTGGGTTATTCCAGATTGCACCGTGGCTTATCCACTCAGAATTTAGCGCGTCGTCAGCCTCAGTTAGCCAGTGAGCGCACAGAGCGTTTTTGTCGCTCGCAGCTGAATCCAGCCAGAATCCAAACTCAATATCCAGCGCATCAAAAAGCCAGAGCGGCGTTTGCCAGCAGTCCTTGTCGTGTGCTGGCGTATTTGATTTGATAGTCATGCAGCCTTCCCTTTTCGTTGTGACCATTCATACTCTCGCCGGGAGTCATCACTCCACCGCACGTTGCGCTCTGAGCCGAACCAGAACATGATTTCGATAAGCTCAGTCATGCTGGCCTTTCGCATTTTGCTGGTACGCACGCCAAGCATGACAACGCCACCGTCGATACCAGGCGCACTTCTTTGCTCCAGTTTTTTGGTCTTAAGCCACAGGGCAGTGAACAGGTCTTTCCAGTCTTCCGGCGCCAGCCGTTGACCATGCCATAGCACCTGACGCGAAACATCGTTCAGCATCGGCCACATGCGGTCATTCTGCGCTTTGCTGCGCTTGGGTTCTTTAACGTGGACTTCGTGGGGTGACTTGTCGTCGATGGGTAGTGAGAGAATGGCGTCTATGGCGTTATTTCTGATTGCTTCGTTGCGAAGCAGAAAGGTTTGCTTCATCTCCTGCTCTCCGGTTCCATTTTTCAGTAGCCGCAGCAACTGATGGTGCCCATGCCACCCTGGCTTCACAGAGGTCACATTCTGCATAGCCCCACACATCAATATTTATTCCGGCCTCAACCCACAGACGAGCATTACCGCCGCAAAACGGACATTCTTTTAGCTTTGGCTGGGTTAATGATAGGTCGCTCATGCTCACTCCTTCACTTAAAATCCAGACTCCGGATAATTCTGTTGCGCTGAAACTCATTGTTGAGTTTGAACAACCGTCGAAGAACACGGTCACGCGGATAGCGTCGTGCGGCAGGTGAATGCTCATACAACTCATCAAGCGGCAAACTGGACGATGAACGATACCGATACCAACGCACCAACTCTTCACGAAAATTAGCCCTGACAAGCTCAGCTATCGTACTCATTTCTTAAAACCTCCTCAAACGCATTCTGACGCATTTTTCATTCTCGCTGCTTATCGGTATACCTTGCACGTGCTTACCTCACCACAGAGCGATTGTGATGCCTTAAAAGCGATTTATTGAAGTGATATTTGCTTAATCGAAATTCTTTTCTTTGATTCCTGCGGCCCTGATGGCTTTCATTACTGCAATTACCGTTTTGTCACGCCCATCCTCATAACCCATCGCATAAGCACCTTCTTCACCATCTTTCCAAAGGTCGTCATTCGATTCGGGCCAGTCGATATCCAGTTCAATAGCAGAGCGCGATGCCTGCCATATCACCCAGGCAAACTCTTTTAATTCATCGTCTCCCGTGAACTGGCTTTTGTCTTTTGACCACCAGTTTTCAAACTGTCGGTAGCTATCGTTCACTTCCCTCTCCCCCAAATAAAAAGGCCTGCGATTACCAGCAGGCCTGTTATTAACTCAGTGATGTAGATGGTCATACGTCAGCCCCTTGTGCATATCGTCTGCCACGCGCAGCAGGTGCATTTGATGCTGTGCAAATCTGTCTGGCTTCATCCTGGTCACATGCAACAAAGTGTCCGTTACAGAACCGCTGGTAAACTGTACCAAGCGAGCCAAAACGGTTTTTCGTCACGATGATTTCAGCAAATGGCGCGGCGCTACTGTTCTCATCATATACCGCTTCCCGATAGAGCATGATGATTGAGTCTGCGTCCTGTTCAATGCTTCCTGAATCACGCAAATCTGCGTTTGTCGGGCGTTTGTTTGGTCGCTTCTCAACATCGCGCGAAAGCTGACTCAGGGAGATAACCGGTGTTTTCAGGTCTTTCGCCATCGCCTTCAGGCTTCCGGAGATGTGAGCAATTGCGAGGTCGTTGCGGTCTGCTTTCGGCTTCTCAATCAGGCCAAGATAATCCGCCATGATGAGTGACAGGTTTGGATTTTCCTGCTTATGCCGTTCTGCGATTGAGCGTATTTCTTCGACCGATAACCGCGAAGCATCGACTACCCATACATCCAAATCTGCAAGCTGACTCATGCCGTTAGCAACACGTGCCCAGCCCTCGTCATCCATCGATGCAGGATTTCGCAGTACGCTAACCGACATCCTCCCGGCGTTGGCAATGCTTCGCTCTGCAATCTGCAATGCGCTCATTTCCATTGAGAAAATCAATACCCCGCGCCGGACGTCAGAACCAGGAATAACGCGGCTTGCCACACCTTCGGCAATCTTCAGCGCCAGTTCGGTTTTCCCCATACCAGGACGAGCGGCGATAATCACCAGGTCTTCTGCGTTCATCCCTCCAGTGATAGCGTCAAGCTCTTCGATTCCGGTCTTCAGGGTATCTGACTCTTCTCCGTTCCTCAGACGCCTGTCAAGCGTGTCAGTGTAGTCAGTGATGATTTCCCCTAACCGTACAGGTTTAACCTCGTCACGGGGCTTTCTGATGGCTGAAAGACGCTTTACAAGTTCATCCATCGCCTGACTCGATGCGTCGATGGTTCCGCTTTGGATTGGTTCACGCATTTCATCCATGATTTCCAGCACCAGACGGCGGTGATAGTTATCCGCGACCATTCCGGCATATCCCTTCAGGTTTGCGGCACTCGGGCAGTTTTTGCTGGTCATCAGGATTGACGTGAAATGCTCCTCTCCGCACGCCTCGGCAACCATCAGCGCATCGATTAGGTTTCTGTTTCTCGCCTGCTTGCGAATAACCTCGAAGGCTTTCCGGTAGAGCGGAATTGAAAACGCTTCCGGCTCCAGCGTTGCCAGAACGTCACTGGCGGTTGGAGTTAATCCACCAATCAGCAGGCCACCGATAACGCTAGCTTCGATATCCTGTCTCATGCAATCCCCCTGTCTGCAAACTTCCCTTCCCGAACTCCCGTTAACGAATCTTCCCTCAGCAGGTAATCAAAATCTGCCGTCCAGCCCGTGTCGTTGTCTCCGAAGTAAAACGGCTTGGCCTGATGCACAAACGCCCTGACATACGCTCTGAAACCGTCCACGTTTGGCGTTTTCAGTTGCGGGATAATTTTCTTCAGGCGGCGTTTTCGTTTCTCGTTGACCGCAACAGCGTGTGGAAGTCTGTCACCGACTTCGGTGTTGTAGGCGTTCAGGAAGGATTCGTAGTCGATTCGTTCTGCCTTGCGACGTTCAGGTTTAACCTGCCCATCGCCATCCCCGTTAGGGGGTAAGGGGGTATTTGTATTTATTGTCTTTTGTATATTGTCTTTTGCGTTTAGCTGACTTGGCTTATACCCATTAGCCGACTTGGCTAATGTTTTATTAGCTGTTTTAGCTAATGTTAAGCTGTCCTGGCTAATCCACTGAGAAACCACCTTGTTCACTCCGATTTTCACGCCATCAGCAATGAGGAATTTACGCTCAATAAGCTGGCGCTTGGCAGCGCAAACATGAGTGTGATGAATACCTGTCATGGCTGCTATCTGCGTGTTTGTGAGTCGATCCATCGGCTTATTGAATCCGTATGTCTTGCGCATGATAGCGAGCATCACCTTCAACTGCCGGACGGTTAAATCAGCCATCAGCAGACTGTCGGTAATCTCGTTAGCAACGCGCATGAAACCATCTTCGGTATCTGCCACGCGATGCTCCACGACCTCCAGTTGAGGCCTGTAATCAGCTAACTTAACGACGCCCATGTTTCACTCCTGCTTTGGCTAGTCTGTAAACACCAACAAGGCGCTCTGCGAACGCCCTGTTATTTGCTGCGGCTACCACTAATCCCTCAGGTGAATCAGGGTGTCGAATCTCTTCTTTTTCCTGGTATTTCTTACGACGTTTTGTCATAATTACTCCTGTGGATTGATCCAGTAATTCCCTCAGAATTGCATATCAATTTGCTTAAAATCCTCGGTGGCAGCCGGGGATTTTTTCTTTGTGATTTCATCAAGCGCATACTTAAAAGCCCTGCTAATCGGACTGATGTCTGATGCCATTCCGAAAGCACACAAGACCGAAGCAATAAACCGCCAGTCCGTTCTGCTTATCTTCGATTCATGACAGCCAATCATCTTTGCCAGACCGCGCTGTGTAAGCGTTGACAGGTTGATGAGTAAATCTGTTTCTGCGCGATCAACGTCGCGCTGTGATAGTTTGCTGTAACTTGTTCGTTCCATTTCTTAAGATTTCCAATAGTGAATAGTTAGTTGAAAGGTATGCGTGGAAACGCATATGGCCTTAGTTGGTCAGATATCTTGGGACTCGCTTTTCAGCGACGTAGGACGAATGTCCGTTGTTACAAAGAGCGGCTCCGCTTATTAAGCGGCTTTGTGCTCCGGCGGGAACACGTCATCAAGACTTACTTTTGCGCCTAACTTGTTTAGACACGCAACAAGAGCACGGCATGTTTTAAGGTCTGGGAAGCGACGACCAGATTCCCAATGTCCGATAGCTCCCTGTGTGCATCCAACTGCCTTAGCAAGTGTTGTTTGAGAGATATTCAGTGACTCTCGATATTTTCGTAGGTTGCTCATATGCCCTCCATAGTAACCACGAATAAAAAATACAATATGTACTTCTCAAATACAAGTAAAAATACACATTGTGCATGGATGGTTCCAGTACAGAGCGTAATAATAAGGACATGAAAATGAAATGGTATGAACTGGCTAGATCCAGAATGAAAGAGCTCGGCATAACTCAAGAGAAGTTAGCCGAAGAGCTAGGTATGACGCAGGGTGGAATTGGACACTGGTTGCGCGGATCTCGTCATCCATCTCTTAGTGATATTGGTGTGGTGTTTAAATACCTTGGTATTGATAACATATCATTCAACCACGACGGGACATTTTCACCTGTTGGCGAATACTCATCGGCCCCAGTTAAAAAACAATATGAGTACCCTGTTTTTTCTCATGTTCAGGCTGGGATGTTCTCTCCAGAACTCAGAACCTTTACCAAAGGTGATGCGGAGAGATTGGTAAGCACAACCAAAAAAGCCAGTGACTCTGCATTCTGGCTTGAGGTTGAAGGTAACTCAATGACCGCACCAACAGGTTCCAAACCTAGTTTTCCTGACGGGATGTTAATTCTGGTTGACCCTGAGCAAGCTGTTGAGCCCGGCGATTTCTGCATAGCCAGACTTGGTGGTGATGAATTTACCTTCAAGAAACTGATCAGGGATAGCGGTCAGGTGTTTCTACAACCACTAAACCCGCAATATCCAATGATCCCATGCAATGAGAGTTGTTCCGTTGTGGGGAAAGTTATCGCCAGCCAATGGCCTGAAGAGACGTTTGGGTAAAGAGGATAGATGGAGTTTAATGGCCATGAGTATCAAGCGGTCAAAAAGAAGTTCATCTATTCATTGAAAGCATAAGGCCATCTGAGTATATCCGTAATGATCTGGATATTGTCTATAACATCAATGACCGGACGATAGATATCGGTGAGCAGCGTCCTGTATGGCAGGGTGAGGCAGGTGAAAAAACGTCCTGCCATCAACAAGAATCAAGTGCATCCGCTCTCTGGACAGATGGAAAATTTATTGGATGCAAAAAGATATGAAATAACACCTGTATAGCACGGAGCTTTCTCTGACCGATGCACTTGAAGTTGTTAGGGCTGACCCAGCCTGCTGTTTCTTTAGGTAAGAGAAAAGAGATTTAGGAGATGAAAGGTTGAACCGCCCCGGGTTTCCTGGAGAGTGTTTTATCTGTGAACTCAGGCTGCCAGATCATCGTTTCCGATGGAAGCATAATAAGCTTTTTCTGCTTCTGCCGGAGGAGTATGGCCCAGCCTTCCCAGCAATCGTCGATTGTTACACCAGTCCACCCACGTTAGTGTGGCCAGTTCCACTTCTGCACGGTTTTTCCAGCTCTTACGGTGTATTACCTCCGCTTTGTAAAGACCATTGATGCTCTCAGCCATCGCGTTGTCATACGAGTCGCCTGTACTCCCTGTTGATGCCAGTAATCCGGCTTCTTTTAGTCGCTCCGTATAGGCTAGTGACACATACTGAGAGCCTTTATCGCTGTGATGGATGGTGCCAGACGGACGACGGGCCCACAACGCCTGCTCCAGCGCATCCAGCACGAATGTCGTTTCCATAGACGATGAGAC